AATTCGGTACTCCGGGAGCATAATAAAATTTTTGAGGCGGGACACAATCCCGCCTCAATTAAAAATTAGAAAGAAAAAATGCACCCTAAACAATTCAGAATAAAAATTTATGCGTATCGTTATCACGCAGATTTTGTTATAGAAAGTTTAGATGGCCCATTAGACATCGAAAATGCCATAGTTGACAAACTAGGAAAAAAAGATATAAAATGGGAATATCTTGGAGAAATGATGGATCCCAAGGTGAACCGAATAACCTATGAGGAGGTTATCAATGGAGGAGATGATGCAACATCTACAGGACCTTTACAACAAAAAGAGAGGTCTGGATCTTCAGTGGGAGCAGGAACATCTCAAGGAGGGTAGATATACCCTTAATATGGTTAAGATTGATAAAAAAGTTAAAGAAGTTCTTACTCATATTAGAGCAGCGGAAGCACAAAAAGCTCACTTAGAGAATAAAGTTCAAGAGGTAGCTCCACAAGTTTCTGTAGCAACTTAAACAAAAAGCTACATCGTTGGAAAATTCCACTCCGCATTACAGGCTCTCTTGCACTCTACTAAAAACTACTGTATAAAATAATTACTATACAATTATTTATCGATATATAGACGCGTATAGTCGACGGCCTAGAGACTATATATCATTAACTAGGAAAAGGAGAAAATTATGGCGGGAACACACTTTAGAAATCCAGTAATGTTTGCTGGATTAGCTGAAAACACTAAATGGTTTAAAGATTTACCAGTAGACAATAATCCTAACTTTACATGTTATAAAGACGATTTTATTTATAACACTTTGCCTTCATCACAATGGTCAACATCTATTGCAGATGGTGGAGCTTCAGCAGGAATATCTAATGAGGTAAACGGAGCGGTAACTTTAACGTCTGCAAACACAACAGACAATAATGGTTTAGCTCTTGTTAAAACTCAAAATACTTTCCAAGCTGTAGCTGAAACTAGAGACAGCTCAGGAGCAATCACTAACCCAGGTACAGTTATTTGGTACGAAGCGAGAATTAAAAACAATGACGCTAATGCCACTGACTACGGTACTGGATTAGTTGAGACTTTTACTGGAACTTCTGGATGGAGATCTGCAAACAGAATCTCTATTGAGTCTAACAACGGTGAACAGTTTTACAGATTTGTAACTAAAAATGCTTCTGGAACAAATCAAGTTCAATACTCTGCATACACTATTACAGACGATGGGTATGACACTGTAGGATTTAGATGTGATAGAGCAGGTAAAGTTGAATTTTTTGTAAACAGAGTTTTAGCAGCTACTGTTACGTCAAACATCAACACTGATGATATGCAAATGTTTGCAGCTTCTGTATCAGCATCTGCATCAGGACAAAGAGTAACTTCATTAGACTACATCACTTGTACAGCTAACAGAAATGCAGCTGAACTTATTGGTAATATCTAATAAATAATTATTGAGGGCCTTCGGGCCCTCATCAATTTTAACGGAGAAGAATATGATTACAAACGGTAATAGTGGAGACATATTTAATGCAAATGTAACCACAGAAAATAAAATTGTAAAATCAGGAAGAACGAGAGCTATGGGTATTGTATTAAATACTACTGCCGCTTCAGGTGACTTTCATTTAAAAGATGGAGGAGCTTCTGGCACGGTAAAATTTAAATATAAAACTAGTGGAGTTACATCTGGCGGAAGCCCTATTGTAATAAATTTTCCTGGTCCTATTTTATTTGAAACAGATTTATGCGTAGCTTTTACAACCGAACACGTAACAGTTTGTTCTGTGTTTTATAACTAGGAGTTTAAATGGCCAACACTACTTCTGGCTCTACAACGTTTGATAAAACGTTTTCAATTGATGAAATAATTGAAGAGTCTTACAACAGACTCGGTCAATTTGATATGAGCGGTTATAATTTAAAAACCGCTAGACGTTCTTTAAATATTTTATTTCAGGAATGGGGTAACAGAGGCTTACATTTTTGGGAAGTAGCTAAGACTAATATAACTTTGGTCGACGGTCAAAACGAATATAAAATTTTTAGATCTACAGCCGATGGTAATTCAAACGGAGTTACGACTACTTTAACAGCAGCAATTGCTTCTACTAGCGCAACAACTGGAATTACTATTGCTTCAAAAGATCGTATGCCCGATGTTGGAACTATAAATGTTGGGTCAGAAAACATATCATATACTGGATTTAATTCTTTAGAGCTTACTGGAGTAACCAGAGGAGTAAATGGAACAACTGCAGCCACTCACTCAGATGGAGCTGCGGTTACAAATTTTGTAAATCAAGCCACAGAAATTTTAGAAATGTCTTACAGAAATTCTTCTAATGTGGATTCTCCTTTAGAAAAAATTAATAGATCTCAGTTTCAAGCTTTATCTAATAAATCTTCTACAGGTCAACCCTCACAATATTTTGTTCAAAGATTTATAGATCATGTTTTAATTACTTTATATTTAACACCAGGTTCTACAGAAAATGGAAATGCTATAAATTTTTATTATGAAAAACGAATACAGGATGCTGGCGCTTATACAAACGCTACCGATATTCCATATAGATTTGTACCTTGCATGATTGCAGGATTAACATACTATCTGTCTATGAAATATGCACAACCAAGAATTCAAGAAATGAAATTAATTTATGAGGATGAATTAGCACGAGCTCTAGAAGAAGATGGTTCTTCAGCAAGTGTATATATTGCTCCTCGAACTTATTATCCGAGTATATAATTATGGGAAACACAGCAAAAGGAAAACACGCTTTATTTATTTCAGATAGATCCGGTCTGGCATTTCCGTATCGTGAAATGGTTAAAGAATGGAATGGTGCAAGAGTTCATACTTCAGAGTATGAACCTAAACAACCACAATTAGAACCAACACCTTATTCAGCGGATCCTCAAGGATTACAACACCCAAGACCACAAAAATTTAATTTATTAACTGGAGGAGGCGGAGGAATTATTGCTGATTTAACTTTGCCTGGAGATTTTGCATTTCAAACTGTTACTGATGGAAGTATGGTTCCAGCAAATCCAAATACAGTCAGTAATGCAAGACAAGCATTAATGAGAGTAGGGAGTGTAACAATTAATATATCATGACATACGATGAATTAAAAACAAAAATTAGAGACTACACTGAAGTATCAAGTAACGTTTTAACAGATACCATTGTAAACGGCTTTATAGAAAATGCAGAATTTAAAATTTTACGGGAAGTAGATTCTGATAACAATAGAAGATATGTTTCAGCTAATCTAGTAGCTGGCACCAGATTTATAGACACTCCTACAGATTTATTGGTAATTAGATCCGCTCAAATTGTAGATACAGCTTTACCATCTACCGATCAAAACAGAGATTTTTTACAGTTCAGAGACACTAGTTTTATGTCAGAATTTAATCCTACTGCGGCTCAAGGAGTACCAAAATATTATAGTAATTGGGATGAGACTCGAATAGTAGTGGCTCCGACTCCAGATCAAACTTATACCATTCAGTTAAATTATATCTTGAAACCAGCTGGATTATCAAGTACAGTTACCACTACATACTTAAGCACAGAATTTCCCAATGGCTTATTGTATGCATGCCTAATTGAGGCTTACGGATTTTTAAAAGGACCCGTTGACATGCTCCAGTTATATGATAAAAAATATGTTGAAGCCGTCAAAGGATTCTCAATCGAACAAATGGGAAGACGAAGACGAGATGAATACCAAGCAGGTGTTCCTCGAATAGGAAAACAGTAAGGAGAAAACTATGGCTATAACACAAGCGATTGCAAACAACTTTAAAAAATTATTATTAGAAGGTGATTCAAATTTTTCACAGTCTAGTGGTGATAAATATAAGTTAGCTCTTTATACTTCTTCTGCTACTCTAAACTCAGCAACAACTTCTCTATTAACTAGCGCACCAACTAACGAAGTTACATCATCTAACTATTCAGCTGGTGGCGGTGCACTTGTTAACAACCCAACTTCTATAACAGCTGGTGTTGCAAGAGCGGATTTTGCTGATTTGTCATTTCAAAACGTTACTTTGACAGCTAGAGGAGCATTAATCTACAATACATCATCTGCTACTACAAATTCTGCAGTTTGTGTTTTAGATTTCGGAGCAGATAAAACAGCTACTTCAGGTACGTTTACAGTTCAGTTTCCAGCACCAACATCAACAGCAGCGATTTTAAGAATCTCTGGTTAAATAGGAGGTAAACTCCTATGGCAACAGGAACTTGGAATACTGGCTCTTGGGGTCAAAACCAATGGGGAGATAACGCCAATCCTACGGTTATTCCTACAGGGTTTGGTATGTCCGCAGCACTCGGAGACGAGTCAAGCTCAACTGAAATTAATTTAGGTTGGGGTCGTGTTGAATGGGGAAAACAAGCTTGGGGTATCGCAGGTACTCTTATAGCACCAGGTGACGCTGTCACTGCAAATCTTGGAAGTGTTACTACATCAGCTGATGCTAACACAGGTCCATCTACAAATAACAATCAAACATTAACGACAGGTCTGGGGACCGTAACCGCTGAAGGTTTAGCTTTAGTTCAACCTACCGGTTTTTCACTTACAAATAGTTTAGGAACAGTTGATGCTGGTCCCGATGCAATGGCAGTTGGTATCGGAGCTACCATGGGACTTGGAACCGTTGAAGCATTTAACAACGAAGGTTGGGGTAGACTTGGCTGGTCAATAAATGACTGGGGTGATGCTGGTAGCTCTGCACAAGTAGACGTTACTGGAATTGCAATGACTGCATCTTTAGGATCTCCAACAGAAGTTACTGGTGACGCAACTATTGTTGCTAATACTTTAAATGTAGCTCAATTAACTTTAGGTGTTGTTGACCCTGCACCTGATGCAGCTATCACAGGTAATTTCATGATAGGTGCTTTAGGTACCCTTGGAATGCAAGGAGATGTTAGTCTTTCAGTTACGGGCATAGCTATGACAGCTGCTTTAGGTAATGAAACAGTTGATTTAAATACACCTGTAAATGTAACTGGAATAGGTATGCTTTCTAGAGTTGCTTCAGCAACCGCGTTTACAGACGTTACGGCAACACCTACTGGATTTGGCTTGACTATGAATTTAAACAGTGCTAATGCTCTAATCTGGAATGAAGTTCCTACAGGAAACGCACCAATAGACCCACCTGGATGGTTGGAAGTCGTTGCATAAAGAGTTTGACACCAACTCTTTATTTTTATAAAATAAACGATATAAGGAATTTAATATGGCGAATTCAACATCAGCGAGTTTAAAACTTACAGTCCAAGCTACCGGTGAAAACTCAGGAACTTGGGGACAAATTACAAATACAAATTTATTAATTCTAGAACAAGCAATTGGTGGTTACGATACGTTTAACGTAACTAATGCCAATAGAGCACTTACTTTTACCAACGGTGCGGTATCAAATGGTAAAAATGAAGTTATAAAATTAACAGGTACATTAGCTTCTAATTTAAATGTTACTATTCCAGATTCGATAGAAAAAGTTTATACCGTAATTGATGGTTGTGACCA